TTTGTTTTGTCCGGGGGGTCGGAAACCCCCAGGGACCTGCGATATCAAAATCCGCAGCGGATTTGCAATGGTTTTGCAACGTAATTGTAACGAAATTGTAACGAAATTCACTCAGATCTTCGTATTGTCTGGACATTCCAATCCTTCAAGAAGCCCTCTCCCATCTGAGTTATGATGAAGTCGTAGTGGGTATACTCTTTATCGGGTAGGAATGGCTCGAAGTGGGCGCTCAACTTCTGGGATAGGATGCTAAAGGTCCTGGCCGAATCCTCCCCCCCCAGTTCGTCTACCCAAAAAACCAGGCTCTTTATTGTCTTAGGCTTCCCTGACTCCTTATCGGCTACCACACGCTCTATGTAATAATGGTCGGTGAAGTGCATCCGCGTGGGGACCCCTGGAGCCAGGGCGACATAATTCATCAAAAGGTTGGTTGCGGTCCGCAGGATCCTGAGCCGGGTCAACTTTTCGGTCAACTTTTACCTCGCTTTTTACTCCCCCAGGTACTCGTCAGGCGTGAGAAGTTCTGCCTCGAGTTCATGGGTCACTTCGCGTTTTAGTATTACGAGAGCGACCTCATCCGATACGCTTCTATACACCGGGGGAGCCCCCGGCCGCGCTCTAGCCTCCGTCATCCAGCCGCTCTCGACGTCATGCCATAATGATAAAGTCCCCGGGGACAGTCCAGCCAGCTTCAATATCAGGGTGATGGTCCTGGGAAACTTGGCCCCTACCCTCGCCAGTAGCCCGCCGCGGATAGAGTATAACTCCGTTATGGCGTCGGACACGCCTGGAATATAAACATGCGGTCGTAAGGCACCCATGGCGCGCTCGACTTCATGGACCTGCTGCCAGTAGACACCGCATCCCATGGCTAATCCACCCCCAGTATTTCCCTCAACTTCATCTTCTCCTTCCTCTCCTCGCGGTACTCAGCCGTGGAGTAGTGCTGCCTCTCTTTGACATAGTCGGCTATCCAGCCAGGCATAAATACCACCACTTCAATCCGGGCAGCCACGGCGCCCGTCTTAATCCACTCTATCATCCAGGGTACGACCAGGCGGTAGATGATAGGCTGCCCGTCATAAAACGGCAAGTCCGGGGTTTTCTCCACCATGCCTCGATAGTAGGTGAGGTCGCCGATGCCCGCCTTAATATCCCGGATCTTGGCCTCGATGATGTAGTAGGTTTTATCGGTCCACTTCACCGCGTCCACCCGGGGCCTGGTGGGCCTGAACATGGCAGCCGCTTTTCCCAGGCCGTAGCGATCGACATATTCTTGAGGTATTGGCCCGAGCTCGACATTGAGCTGCCAGCCGCCTTTGGGCCAGGTTTTCAGCATATACTCGGAGATGTACCGCCGCTCCCGTTCTTTTCTAGCCACTTATCCGATCTCCTATTGCAACCAGTTGGGGTATTGACAATCTAATACCCCCGTGGAAAAATTGTCAATAAGGGCGGAGACCCAGGGAGGAAACTATGGGGTCTCCGCTTCTCCTTTCTGGGCCTCGCTCAATAAACTGAGGAGGTTTTATATGGCTATCAAAGTAAAACCAATCGAGGCCTCGACCACGAAGTGGTCGGAGAACGCTGGTCGGTCTGCCGAGGCGTTTGCGGCTGAGGCGGAAGCATCCGCGGACCTCTGGGCTCGCAACACCGCCGCAGCGTCAGACACCTATGGGTCGGCAATCAGCGCCCCGGGTATCAAGGAGAGATTCCGCCGAGGGGTAGGCCGAGCTGGAGCCGCCAAGTTTGCCCGCAAAATCCGGGATGTGGCCAGGGACCGTTTTGCCCCGGGCGTAGCCGCAGCATCGGTCGACTATAAGACCGGAGCGGAGCCTTACTTCTCTACCCTGTCATCTCTGACGCTTACTGCCCGCAAGCCCAGGGGCGACCCCGCTAACTACCGCCGCGTCGAGGAAGTAGGCAAGGCCCTCAACGCCAAGAGGTTAGCGCTGCTCGGTTCCAGTGCTGCTAGCTCATCCTGAGCATAAGGAGGTGAAGGTAGATGTATTTTCAGCAGAGATATTTAGTGGAAACCAAGGACTTTGTGGACCTGACTGGCCAGCTCACCATCGATATGCCCAATAAAGGGCTGCTATCAGGCATTGAAATCAGGACGTGGGGCACCTGTGGCAATAGCGCTGCGGATCCCGATGTCTGGCTACATGACCGCCTTACCAAGATTGAGTTAGTGGTCAACGGCTCCAAGGTAGTAAAGAGCCTCACGGGAGAGCAGCTCCTGGCAGACATGCTCTATAAAAGGACTCCTATCTGTTCGCACGACTTAAAGAACATGAATAATGCCAGCTGCGAGGAGTTCTTTTATATCAACCTGGGCCGGTTTTATCATGATCTGGAATACATGCTCGATCTCTCCCAGGTCAACGACCCCGAGTTGCGGTTTACCTTCAATTTTGCCGCAACCTCTCAGAATGGCTGGACGAATGGTACCGCCATGACGGATGCTCCGAACATCAGTGCTATTTGTCACCTGCTGCGCGATTCCGATATCAGCCCCAGGGGGTACATTAAGACGTCTGAGATTTACCGCTTCACCGGAGCAGTCTCTAAGAAGGAGAATATGATGGTCCCTCGAGGGCCCGTATATTCTAACCTCTACGTTCAGAGCTGGTATAAAGACCAGGGCATCGGCTACCTCCTGGACAAGCTGGAGCTGAACATCAACTCGGATGATATTATCCCGATCAGGGTTGGCCCTACCGAGCTGGCCGCCGAGGTCGCCCGGCAATATGGGCTCCATAGTATAATCGAGCAGTTCGTCGCCACGGGAGGACAGGCGTATCCCTCTCCCATAGAGCAGGGCGTCTTGCACAATGTGAGGATAGGGCTTGTTGACGCTGAGGCTTCGGCCCTTGACCTCTGGGGTAACTCATCTCCCATCCCATTGAGAAAGACCTCAGACGGTGTCACCCCGGTAGTCAGTCAAGTCAATGTCCAGGCTGTTTTTACTGGCATCTGGCCCTTCAGCGTTTCTCCTATCCCCTACTTCGACCCCATGGACGAGCGCACCTGGATAAATTCCGGTGAGCTGGGCGATTTGTGGCTTAGGTTTGAAGGCAATGCCAGCATGGGTACCAACGTGACCGTTAAGCTGCTGGCTGATGAGGTGGTCACCAGCTACGCAATATAATGCCGGGCTAACGTGAAGGCCGGGGGTACCGCGGGGTTAAATAACTCCTGGCCTTCACGGCTTAAAAGGTGGTGATTATATGGATCGTCGAATAGAGACTCGTGTCATCGATACCGGCGGGGCAGCCAAGAGCACAGTCATCCAGAGGGACGCCTGTGAGGTCTGGTGGATCTCGGTATCCCCCGAGACCAAGGATACCAAGGGTCTAATCCAGGTCTATGACGGCTTTGACAACGCGGGTAAGCTGGAATGGCAGCAGGAGCCGGCCTACTCCAGGCATTATAACTTCGTCCCGCCGATCCCCTGTGACCAGGGAATCTTCGTCTATAACGATGCTGCCATAGCCTGCTATACCATCGCCTACCGCCCCAAGAGCTGGCGAAAGGAGCAGTAGCGGTGTGTTCTACTCGTTTGACCTTGCGATACCAGCCAACACCCCGGAGCGGGCGCCCACCGAGCGTGAAGTCAACCTGACCTGGGGAGTCATCACCGAGGTGTCAATCAGGTTCCCGCCTCAAGTCCGAGGCCTGGCTAAGGTAAGGATACTCGAGCACCGTCATCAACTCTGGCCCACCAACCTTGACGAGTGGTTTTACGGCAACGACGAGACCATCAAGTGGAATGAGTATCACCAGTTGTTCGAAATGCCGGCCATCTTCACCCTGCTGGGCTACAACGACGACGACAGTTACAAGCACACGCCTATAATCCGCTTTGAGATACTCCCCCCGCTGGCCGCTATGGCCAAGTACGGTATAACGCCCGGCGAGCTTTACAGTAAACCGGTTACCATGGAGGGCTTGTAATCATGGCCCATGGAGGCCCTGACTGGGGCATAAATTTACCGGTGGCCACCGTCTACGGTGTTGACGACATGGGGGAGCTCGCCGCCAGGCTGGGCTCTATCGTCAACTTCGACCGCCGCGGCAATGTTATGTTCCTGGATGATTTCGAGAGCGGCCTGAACAAGTGGATTATCGTTCTGAGTGGAGGTGGGGGCGATGCTATTGTCACAACCAACGAGCGGGCCAGGAGTGGGGCAGTCTCCTGCAAAATCACCACCGGAGCCGGAGCTGCGGATGATGAGAGGTTGTTTCACTATTTTGCCTATCCGGTCCTGTCCAAAATGGGCAGTGAGCTGTCGCTCACTCTCGAAGCTCCGGACATTGACTACATCATACTCAACCTGACCATCGATGACGGAGTTAATATAAAAAGCGGCGGAATCAAGATTTTGCCGGCAGCGCTCGGGTCGAGTTTGTTGACACTCCAGTATCGTGACGAGACCAACGCCTGGGTGACATTCAGCACAGCTACTATCTTTCCCGATGACCACTTCTTCGTCCCCGCGAAGCTGGTCGTGGACATGGAAAAGAATATGTACGAGCGATTTTTGCTGGCCAATTATGCCTTCGATTTATCAGCCTACCCGATCCACGTTACTGCGGTAAGTCCTACCCCTGGAGTCTCTGTTTTCGTGGTAATAGTCGGTAACGGGGCAGCCGGCAATCATTCGCTTTATATCGATGATGTTATCATCACTCAAAATGAGTCATAAGGAGGAATAAGCATGCCGAATGTTTTAATCTGGGGTTGGGACAAAGCCAACAAGGTCTGGGTTAAGGTCCAGGTTGACGCTGCTGGGAAGCTCAAAATCAAGCCCGGCTGAGGAGCATAGAGATGTCAGTAGCTCAATTATGGGGATGGGACCTGGCCAACAAGGTCTGGATACCTTTACAGGTAGACGCCAATGGTTATGTCAAGGTAGATCTGTCTAACATCAACCTGGACGACCTCGGCGATGTTAGCGTAGCTGCTCCAGGCGATGGTGAGATACTATACTGGAATGATGCCGCTGGTGAGTGGCAAGCCAGAGCAGAGGACATCTTTGTTTGTGCTGACCTTAACGCTTGTGTCCTTAACGCCCTCGGCGACGTTAACGTCCCCGCTCCAGCGGACAGGGAGGGCATCTGCTGGGACGCTGCCAGCAGTAAATGGATTTGTGGCAAAAGCGCCCGCATCCTGACCACCCAGGGAGACATGCTTATCCATGGCGCAGCCGACCTTGAGCGCTTACCAAAGGGGAAAAACAGGTACTTCCTCTGCATGGGTGCATCCGAGCCCGAATGGGTCAAGGGCTTCGAGTTTGCCCCCGACCCCAGGCAATGGCAGCACGAATTGGAGTTCTTCGACTGGACCACTGCCACGTTGGGGTCAGGAGCCGTAGAGGCTCAGGGCTATGGCGTCTTACGGCTCAAGTCTGGAAGGACCGCAGGGGGCAAGGCTAGAGGAAGGGGATTCCTTTGGGGCTGGCAGGAGTTCCATGATCTGGACATCGATTGGTTTGCCTGGCTCATCAACTTTCGTACTTCAGCGAATGGAAAAAAGTGGCTCAAGATGGATGAGGATATTTTTGACGACCCTGTAAGCCAATCCATTGGTTGGAGACTCGACGGGACAGCACTCAAAGGTATTACCCACGACGGTACCAATCTACACGTGGTCGACCTCAGCCTCGCGGTTCCTGACGGCGCTCATATCCGGCTCTTTATGAGATTCCTCCACCTAAACAAAGTGCAGTGGTACGTTGACGGAGACTTGAAGGGGGAGAGCACCGATATACCTACTACCCAGGCACCACATGATGTCTGGCCCATCTTTGCTGTGTCGAACGGCATAGATAGCGCCCACAACAGCATGCAGATTAATACCCATGACTGGATAAAAGACACCTAAAATGAGTAACTTTACAACTAACGAGCGGCATGCCTTCATAATCGGCTTATTTGAAGCCCTCTGCCCCTGGCCGGCCCACTATAAAGACAACCTGCCCGTCCCCTCCCCTTTGAAGGGAGAGGAGCATTACTACCTGGCCGGCAGAGCATCAGGATTCATCACTTTGATGCTAATTTGCATCGGAATAGCTAAAATAATACAGGAGGTGCTCTTTTGAAATGGACGCCGGATAAAATCACCGCCCTTATCCTGATCATCGGCTGCCTCACCCTCATCTTCACCGGCATGGACAGCGAGGTAAAATCTATACTGACCCTGGGCGCCGGCTGGCTCTTTGGATCTAGCTACTCTGAGAGAAGTACGAAAGGAGGTAAATAGAAATGGACAAGGTCTATACTGTGGATGATATCAGGGAGAGGACCAATATCACCCCCAAGGGACTGATCGTGAAGGAGTATCGTATCACCGCGACGACTGCCTCGGGGGTTGTGTTCACGGTTACCATCTCCGAAGCCGACTTTACCAAGGAAAAGACGGCCAAGATACTGACTGATAAAGCCAATCTCATTGACGGGATAAGGTCTCTCTGAGCTCGAGGCAAGGAATATAATGAGCTTCTTTCGTCGCATACACGAGTTATTCCAGGACCTAGACTATGTCTTTTACCGCGCTGCCATAGAAGTTGAGTCCTGGGGCTGGCCATTCGAGAAACTGGGGCCCCTCCTCCGCAACACGGCTGACGTCGCCCACGACATTGCTCATTTCTTCTGGGAGGTGTATGAGTGGAGCGCAGCTCTCGAGGACAAAATCAGCGATGTCTGGGACAAGGCGACTAAGGCCTGGGACAAGGTTGAGGAGTTCGCCGGCGATATCAATACCCTGATCACCGAGGTATTTAAGTCCATTCCGGGGAAGTTCTCATCCGTCTGGGATAAGATAAACGGCCTGTTCGACGAGCTTTACGACTCCCTGGCTGGCGAGTTCTCATCCTGGTGGGCCAAGATAACCACTCTCTGGGATGAGGTCTACAAGTCCATTCCGGGGAAGTTCTCATCCGTCTGGGACAAGATAAACGGCCTGTTCGACGAGCTTTACGACTCCCTGGCTGGCGAGTTCTCATCCTGGTGGGCCAAGATAACCACTCTCTGGGATGAGGTCTACAAGTCCATTCCGGGCAAGTTCTCATCCGTCTGGGACAAGATAAACGGCCTGTTCGACGAGCTTTACGACTCCCTGGCTGGCGAGTTCTCATCCTGGTGGGCCAAGATAACCACTCTCTGGGATGAGGTCTACAAGTCCATTCCGGGGAAGTTCTCATCCGTCT